TCCAGGTCGATCTTGAGTAGCGGGGAGAGCACGGGCGCGAGCGCTGCCGCATCCGCCTCTACTGCGGGGGCGAGCGGGTCTGGAGAGACTCTATCGAGACTCTCCTCGGGACCCGCGTCGGGTTTGCGTTTTGCTTGAGCGCGGCGCCGCAGCTCGAGCAGTTCCCATGCCTTAACCACGTCCTCGTAGCTGGCTTCATCGCTTGGGAGGTAGTGCTTGTTGCGGTGCCCGCGGTACACGAGATCTGGCTCGGCCGGCGCTGGAGTACCCGCTCCAAACGCAGCGCCAGTAAGTCCTACAGCCCCTACCGCACTTCCGGTATTTGGAACGGCTGCCTGTCCTGCCGCGAAACCAGTAAGCCCTACGGCACCCACCGCGAGCGCGGTGGCGCCATGCACGCCGGTTTCGGTGTCCGTTAACCCAATGCGCCCGACAGCGATGCCAACGCCGCCCTTGCGGGAGGTTTCGCTCGCTGCCAGTCCGCTCGCTCCTGTTGCAAACCAGATCGAGCCTTCAGCTCCAACTCCTGCACCGGTGAGGCCAACCGCACCGAGGGTCACGCCCAAGGCGCTTCTCTTTCCGGTTTCTGTCGCCGCGAGACCAATCTTTCCGACGGCTTGGCCAGTCGTAGCGCCCTTCGTCCCGCTCGCGCTCGCTGTTAAACCTACCTTCCCGATTGCCGAGCCAGCCGGTCCAGTAGACTCGCCTGAGACGAAATCCCTGGCGAAAATGCCGGCCTTATCGAGAGCGGCGTCGAAGATCCCCTGCTTCGAAAGCGCCGGGTCGAATATACCTACGCGCGCCACGTCAGCCCATCCTCACGTGCGGCGGCAGCGAGGTGCGCTTTAGGACTGGCGGTGGTGGCACCCCAGCTGCCTTGATCGCCACGACGATGGTGCCCCACCCCGTATTCGCCGCACCTCCCGTCCGAGTGGCAGTTATGGAAAGCGAACCCTCGCCTCCGCCCGCGACGTTATCCTTAGACCACAGCGATATGGCGACCCAATCGCTGTCGCTGTCGTCCTGCCGTTCCGTGTACCCCGACAGCGCGGAGTGGTCCCAAGTATCAGCAGCACCCTGCTTGTCCAACTGACTGAAGAAGGCGATGTCATCGCCGGCGATGGCCGTGGTCCCAACAGCGCCCGAGGTCGCATTGGCCGTCGAGATCGTCGCTGGCGAGGCTGTGGTTGTGTTCTTCTGGCCGGCATCGAAGTCGGTTCGAGGCGCGGCAGTATCGCGCCCACTCCACGCGCCCACCGTCCACCGGCTGGCGTCGCTCGTCGCCCCCGTGGTGAAGGAATCTCCGCCCGCCGCGACCTTGTCCCCCATGTCCATCGAGTGACCGTCGGGCGCGGCCATGTCGTTCGAGAGCCGCGCCGTCCACCCGGTCGGGAATACATCGGCGTGGCCGCTCGTGTCGGTCCCCACCACGCCGCAGAGATAGTCGTTCACCTGCACCCCCGCCGGCGTCGCGGTGAGCGCCGCGCCCGTGTTGGAGAATGCCGTCGCGCTGGAGCGGAAGGCCATCAGAGCACCGTCACGTCGGCAAAGGTGCGGATCGGACCGTTGACCACCTCGACGGTTATCCTGACCGCCGTTGGTTCGTTCGGGCTGAATCGGCACCCGAAGACTGAAAGCGGAACCTCAGCTCCCAGCTTGTTCATGAAGATGCCGCCCGCAATGTCGCAAGCGGCACCGCCTCCATCCGGTGGGAAGCTCTGTCCCCCATCAAAGGAACACTCCACGCTGATCTTGATGCGCGACGCGGGGTCAGGCCAGATCGTCAGGTCAGCGGAGGTGCTTCGCCCGATCTCCACTAAAAATCCCGCCAACCCGTTCGGCGTCTGCCGGACGAACGTGCGAGTGCCGGTGGGGTAGTCAGCTAGCGGCAGCTCACGAGATTTAGCCATCCACGCGCCTAATCGTCTGGTTGGCCATCCCAATCGTATGCGGCGGCGATGGCGTCGCCGCGCTGGCGCTCGGCCTTGGTCGCCTCGTCGGCGTACTGCACCTCATAGCGCGGCTCGTGCGGCGGGTTCCAGAGAATCACGCCGACGACCGGAATACCCTGACGCTTCAGTTCGCGGTCCAGGTCACCCGCGTCTCTACGCTCTCGCATCTGTCTCTCCTAGCATTTCCAGTTACCGGCCATGCCGCTCTGCAGCCGCAGCGCGCCGTCATCGCCGATCCAGGTGCAGGTGCCCGTCGCGGTGCTGATCTCCAGCCAGGCGTAGAAGTGACGCCCGACGGTGGGCCGATGTTCGATGGAGGCAGCCTGGCTCGCCTCGATGCTCGCCACCGTGTTCGCCGTTCCGTGGTTGATACTTGGCGACAGCACCGTGGTCGAGTCAAAGCCGATGCCCACATGACGCGGAATGCTGATGGTGCTGTTGCGGCTGCTCACCATCAGGTCAGCGCACATGTCGTTGTCTTCCAGCCCCACCATCACATCCACCTGGTAATTCGCGCTGCCCTGCGCCTGTCGCCAGGTCGCGGTGGTGTAGGCCCAGGTGTTCGTGCCCGCAATCAGGCTGAAGTTCGCCTCGTTCTGGTTGTCGGCGTTGAACAGGTCGAACTTGCACGGCAGGTCCACGCCGCGCTGCACCCAGTGGAACGTCGTCGCCGAGCGCGCCCGCACCGAGCCGAGGTAACGCCGAGTCGGGTCGCCGCTCTTGGTCCACACGCCATCCTGCCGCGCGAGCGCCGTCGCCCGAGTGGTGGCGTTCGTCCAGTTGAGGAACTCCAGCGTCACCACGCCCGCCGAGAGGAAACCGAACACGTCGAACGGCAGGTCGGTGGTGCGGCCGCTTACCGCCAGCGACACCTCCGCGCCCGGCGTGGCGAGCTGCCAGTTCAGGCCGTCGTACAGCGCGATGCGGTTGCCGCGGTACTGGCACAGGAAGATCGTCGAGAGCGTGGTGCTGTCCGCCGTCATGATCGGCGTCGCCGAAACGCCGCTCAAGCGGAAGTCGTTGGTCTTCGGATCGATGCCGCCGGAGGCGACCGCGTAGATCTCCGCGTTCGCGGTGTATTTGAACAGCGTGCCGGGCTCGTTGAGGATCACCGACTCGCCGGGCAGGAGCGTGAACTGTATGCCCTCCGTGGTCACCGGGCCGGCGGTGATGCGCTTGAACTTGCAGGTGTTGGAGACAGACGCGTGCTCGTTCTTGATCTCGATGCGCTTGGATCGGTGCGAGAGGTTCGCGTCGTTCGCGAACAGCAGGTCGGTGTCGGTCGCCGTGGTAATCGCCGCGACTCGGGTCGTCGGCGAATCTACCGTCGGTGCCCCGGTCGTCAGGTCCCACACCACATAATCGACGACGACCTTGATCGACCCCGCGGCCGAGGTGTTGAGCTGGACCTTCTCGACGGTGCCGCGAACCTGGAGCATTTTCTATTCCGTAATCCCGAAGGAGAGTGCGCTTACCGTAAAGGTTCCTTGAGCGCCGAATGCTTCTTCGATGAGCTTCGAGAATTTGCACTGCGCGGTCGGCTGTCCGGTGATGTCGATCGCCGCGCCGCCCTGCGTTGCCGCGACTTGAAATGTGTCGGGGTCGCCGGCCGTGTTGCCGACGACGAAATACACCGTGCCTTCGGTCAACCCCGTCGGCGGAGTGCCGCCGTAGAACACCACCTTGTCGTCGTTCACCAGGCCATGCGCCTCGCACAGAATCGTGTTGGGCGTCAACCCGACCTGGAAGCCCTTCTCACTACCACCGTTTGCGAACATCCCGCGGAACACCGTGCCTGCATTTGTCCACAAACCGATGAAGCGCACTGTAGTCGCAGGCACGTCGAACACAGGCTGCGTGCTCGCGGCCCGAGCGCGCGCCGCCGCAGCCGCGACGGTGATGGCTTTTCGCGCGTAGGCGGGGGCGCCGCCCGCGACTTCATTCGCTCCGGTTGCTGAATACGCCGTGTGCAGCGAAGCGAGATCGAATGTCACCGCGTCCAGCATGGTGTTGACGCAGGTATCAACAAGCATTTGGTTCTCCTTTTTTACGTACCGGCCGGCTCAATACGGATGGACACCTTCTTGCCGTTGATCGTCGCCGTGGCCACCTTCGCCACCGGCTTCTTCGTCGCCTGCTGTTCGAGCGCCTTGGTGATCTTCTCCAGGACCTTCATCACGGGTGTATCGGCCACCGTCTTGCCGCTGGAATCGACGATGACGGTGGTGGGTTGCTGCTCGCCGCCCTTGCCCCCGCTTTCTTTCTCCACCTTGGCCCGCGTGGCGAGTTCCTTCAGCTTGTCCTGCAGCCCGGAGAACAGTGCCTCGACCTTTTTCATGATCGCGTCTTCCGCAGCCGTCACGCCTGCCGCAGCCTTCTCGCCTTGGACCTTGGCGTTGGCATTGATCTGCTCACCCTCGACCTTCGCTTTGGCGTTGATCCCAGCTATCTCAACGTCGGTCTTGGCCTTCGCGTCGATTTCGTAGGCGCGATTGGCGAGCTTCTGCATGAGTTCGTGGATCTTGGCGGTGGCGGCTTCCACGGCTTCGGCGCTTGCCCGCTCCAGTTCGGCAATCTGCCGCTGGTGCTCGGCGGTCGCAGCCGAATCGGCGCCGGTGAGTAGGTTCTGCGCTTCTGCGCTGATCTTCTCGGCTTCGGCGGTAATCTTCACCGCATCGGCCCCGAGCTTCTTGACCGTGGCGCCCTTCTCGGCAAGCTCGAGCTGCATCGCCATGTCGGCGGCTTCTGCCTGGCGCTGCGCTTGCGCCTGGCGCTGCTGCAGGGCTTGCCGTTCTTCCGGAGAGAGCTTTTCCTCGTCCCCCGGCTCCATGATCCCGAGCATGCGCTTGACCTCGTCGGCCATCTCGTCCTTGTTCGGCAGGTCCGAGAACTCCAGCGCCATGCGCAGCAGCCGCAGCGCGTACTCCGGGTTGATCGCCGCCACCTTGCCGATCAGGTCGAGCATCGACTCGAACATGGCCTGGCGCGTGCTCTGCGCGAAGTCCTGCTCGTCGACGTAGAAGTCGGCTTGCGATGACGTGATGTCGTTCAGGTACCGGATCGTGCCGTCGGGGTCTTGCACCGGCTGGTTGATCCGGATCAGTTCGGGCGGCCGGCGCGATCCGCTCCCGCCCGTAATGCGCAGGGTGCGCTCCTCGGTCATGTACTGCTCGGCCAGGGACAGCCTGATCGCCCCCTGGGTCTGAATCGCAAACCGTTCGTTGGAGAAAATCTCGGCCGTGACCACCGTGCCACCGAGCTGTCGTGCGCGGATGGCCTCACCTGATTCCGCGTTGGTCTCGCGCCCCAGGTTCTCATTCGTCACGCCGCCGGCGTTGCGGATCATCTGGACGTCCCGGTCCATGAGCTGCATGTGCCCGAGGGCGAGCTCGGTGTGGCTATCGATCTTGAAGTCCGAGCCCTTCTTCTTGATGATGTAGGCGTCCGGGTGGCTGACTTCCTCGCGCGCTTCGTCGTGGTCCTCGACTGCGTCCCGGTCGGCGATCACGCGATTGGTCGAAAGCAGGAACAGCGTCTTGGAGGCCCGCTTGTTCAGGTCGTCCTGCGGATCCCGCACGCGGCGCATGACGCCGTAGGGCATCCGGTCGCGCCCGCGGCGATAGCACCACAGCGGCGTGAAGCCGAAGCTGTTGTGCCGGTACGGGCTCACCTGGTGGGCGAGCAGACCCTTTTCGGTGCGCAGCGCCATCCAGACGCGCATCTCCATCTGCTCGCGGGTCTCGACCTGTCCGCGACGATAGGCGTCCACCATTTGCCGGTTGCGGTGGTCGAAGCGTTGCGCGTCCCAAGGACCGCCGACGACGTAGAAGCAGTGCGTGGGCATCCGGTAGCGCGTCTCGATGATCTTCACGCGCTCGCGCCGGTTGTCTACCATGCCGGTCTCGGTCAAGAAACCGCGCCAGGTGAGATCCCCGTAGTCCGTTGAACTGAATCGCTTGCCCAAGTACCAGAAGTCCTCGGACTCCTCCTCATCGAGCGCGAGCACGCTGCTCGCCGAGACCCCTTCCTCGATCAGCCAGGCCCGGTCCTTGAACAGGATCCGCGCGATATCGGCGTCGACGTACTTGACCCGATGGACGTAGCGCCAGTCCTGGTCATCCAGGGTGTACCCCATCGAGTCGTGCCACATGTGCCGCCAGGTCTGGTGGCGGTTGAAGACCACTTCCTCGTTCGGTTCGGTGCGCGCGCCGTCCTCGAGCCACCCCAGGCCGGCCTTGACGCAATCACCGAAAGCCGCCGAGCGGTTGAAGGTCACCCGGTTGACATCGTTCAGGTACTTGAGCGTCTTGGTCTTGATATCGGCCGACTGTACGTCGTCATCGGCGCGCGGGAACACCTTGAAATCGACGCGGGTGCGACGCTCGGTCCCAAGAACCCAATCGATCGTAGAGGCGGCTTCGTTGAACACGAGCGGCGCTTGGCCGCGGGACACCAGGTCCTCGGCCTCGTCCTGCTTCCATTGGTGCTGGTCGTAGTAGTCGGCATCGATCGACATCTGGTAGCGGTTCTCGGCCTGGCGTTCGCGCTCCTGCTCGAACCATTGCTTCAGCCGGTTGAAACGCTGCTGGTTCTTCTCGCTGTCCAGGTCGTGCTTTTTCCGCTGCGGCTCCTGGGCCTCACCTTTCGTGCGGTCGTCCTCCTCGATCATCTGATCGAGTGCTTGGACCTTTTTGTCCCGGACGAGACGCAGGGCGGCCGGCATCAGTGGAACCTCTCGTTTTCAGGCCCGGTCGTGATTTCCCCCTCAACGATCTTCGATCCGCCCTGGAACAGCGTTGCCGAGCCAAGCGGCGGCGAGGTGTCCTTCTTCGGGCGCTCGGGTGGCATGTTCTTCATGTCCTCGATGCTGTCCAAGATGGCCTCGACGATGTTCTTGATCGTGCTTTTCCCGTTGTCCATTCCCATGACGCCCGCAGCGACGAACGCCCGCTGGATGCAATGGGGCGTCGGGTAACCCTGGTTGGTCGCGAACGCATGCGCCTCGGAGAACGGCAGGACATAGGGCACGCAGCCAAGGGGCTTGCGCTTGGGCCACATCGCGAGCGCGGGCTCACCATTCACCCAGTGCAGGGCGATCACCAAACTACCTATCTCGCGCACCTTCCATGCGCCTGGACCACCGAGGATCAGGCCCATGCGTGCGACCGGCGCTTGCTCGGGTGAACGCGCGCGCCGCTCCACCGATATGCGCAAGGTCCCAGGCGCTTCCACGCGAGCAGCCGTTCGACCGGCGCGTAATCCAGCGCGACCGCGCGCGTGGCATACGACGTGAAGAACGCATAAGGGTTGAAGCCCGTATCACGCGGCTCCGGGATCGGCGTCGGCTCCAGATCGGGCCGAAGCGATATCGGAGGCGCAGCTCGAGGTAGCGCGGCCGCAATCACCGCCGCGAACACCGCGCGCATCTTGGATCGGTTGAACAGGCTCATGCGTTTCCTTTCGTGGCGGTGTCTGCTGACAGGGCGTCGTTGACCGCTTCTGCGATCGGCCGCTTGAAGACTTCGGCGTTGACCAGGTTGCCCAGGTCGTCGAAGTACTCGTTCTTCGTCGCCCAGGTGACGTCCAGACCGTCCTTGCTCTCGAACTTGCCGGTGGCCGGGCTTTTCGGTCCGGTCTTGGCGATGAACTCCTCGAGCGCCTTGACGACGAGCGGCGCGAGCGGGCTGTCGTCGGCCGCCTCGGCCTCGACCAGGATGTGAACGGCGAGCTTGCGCAGCATCAGTGCGGCGCCGGCGGCTGATTCGGCATCGACCGCAGGCCCTCGACGTTGGCCATGACGACATCGCACACCAGGTTGATCGTGTGCACCGTGTCGTCCAGCCCCATGCGCAGCGCGGCCTTGCGGGCAACCTCGGTGAGCGCGGGCAGCGGCGCGCCGAAGGCCCCGACGTACCGATCCAGACGCGAGAGCGGGATCACGTAGCCGCGTCCACCGAGCACAGGCGGGTAGGCCATGAGGAACATCGCCGGCTCGACGAAGTGCATCATCCCGACCGGCGCCCACTCCAGGGCGCACACGATGTTGGCCTTGCGGTTCGCCGAGTACGGCTCCAGCAGGTTCGGCTGCCGCGGCTTCGGCGCCGCGACTTCAGGCTGCGGCGTATCCACCTGGGGCCTTCACGATGCGGTATGCGTCAAGCTCAGGGTCTACGGCCCGATCGCGGTTGCCGACGATGTGATATGAGTCAGGAGACCAGCGGCGTCCATGGATCACGCGCGGGCGCCTGGCGTGATACGACCAGGTTGTGCGCTCGCCGACGAACCGACCCACGCGCATGGCGGTCACCATGACCCCGCCGCGCAGCGCGCCCGGGAGATTGGTCCTCATCAGAACGTCGTGGGCTTCGCCACGGCGCGCGTCAGCGCCATGAAGCCCTCCTGCAGGTGCGTGCGCGCGATGGCGATCCAACGCTTGTCGTAGCCAGCGTGGTCTGCCCCGGCAGCGGAATCCATGCCGCCAACGAGGACGCCGACTCGCTCGGCGAGCCCCTTAATCTCGTTCATCGCCGCGATTTCGATCTCGCTCAACTCGCGGTAGCCGGTGATTTTTCGATGCTGGTTCTCCACTTCGCTTCCTCCAAAAGAAAAGCCCCCGCACAATGCGAGGGCTCGAATGGGTCGGGCTCGGCTGCGAGATTCGTTGGCCCGGTTTCTCAGGATCGGGGACGCCGCCCGGCGTCGAAACCTCGCGGCCTTGCCCCTATTCGGTTGGCTCGGGCTTGGGCTTCTTCATGCCCATCAGCTCGCGGCAGTGGACGTTGAGCTTCACGTCCTCGTCGTTGTCGATCTCGAAGTCCTCGAAGCCGGCGCGCTTGGCGAGGTTCTTCAACGTGCGCGCCGCAGCCTCCTGAGAGTTCGCACAGCGGCTCGTGTCGCTCACAGCTAGGTTGAACTTCGCCCCGTTGACGAGAACAACCGCGACCTTCATGCGCTGCCCGTGGTACACCGCTTTGTCCTGGGAAAAGCTGATCCGCGCTTCCATTCAATCCTCCGTTCAGACGGTTTTGAAGCTGCGGCGCCGGCTGCGCTTGGCACCACCGACCGCGTAGTCGCGTTCCTCGGCTCGCCGCGGTCTGGTGCGTGGCGGCTCGAATCCTCGGGCGCCGGTCTCGAGGGCATCGGCCCCGTGCGAGGCATCATCGTGCGCCGGGTGATCCGTCCAGCACGCGAGCTTCTCGTTCCAGATTTTCTTGTAGCCGTCCAGGCGCTTGACCCCCTGGTCACAGTTGGTCGCGTCGATTAGACAGGTCGCCATGAACGAGCGCGTCTGCCCGATGCCGTCGTGCCACTTGTTTTCGACGATCGGCACGACCTCGGTGTCGCGGATGCCCATATCGTTGAGCATCTCCTCGACCGACTTCCCCTGCATCCCGGGCGTGAGCCGCTTATGAGCTCCATCGTGCGGCAGGTAGAACTTGCCGAGCAGGTAGCCGTGTGAGCGAATCTCGTTGATGTAGTGCTCCAGCCCATACCCGGAGTTCTCGTAGTACCGAATCAGCCGGTTCTCGGGCCCGACCCGCTGGTGATACCAGATGGCCATCATGTCGCCGCCGTGGCCGGCACCGCCGAGATCCCAGAAGGTGTTGACCGGGACGCTCGGCACCACCGGAATGCGCTCAAGGATTCGCCCCTCCTCGCGCATCTTCATCATCTCGCGCCGGTAAATCCGCCCCTCGCCAGAAACCTCGAAGGGTTCATCGGGTGTTGATGGGAATTCCGCCTTCATCTCGTCCCTCTGCGTGCGCCGTTTCTCGATGTACCAGGCCTTTTGCTCAAGGGACAGTTCGACCTCCATCTGTTCCTCGACCTTAGCGAAGTACGCCTTGTCCTCCTTGCTCAACCTGACGTGCTTCGCCAGGTCCGAGGGCAGGAAATAGCTCTCGTCCAGATACCACGGGTAGAAGTGAAACTTGAACGTGAGCTGCGTAAGTTCGCGCTTCTCAACCTTGTCCAGCCGAGCTATTTCGCACAGTTCAAAGAACAGCCCCTCACGCCCCTTCGCCGTGCTCTCCACGAATAGGGCCTGACCGGCGTGGACCGTGTTGAATGAGCCCGTTCGGATTTCCTCGGCCTTGGCCGGCGACTCCGCAGCGATCTTTCCAAGCTCGGTCACCAAGAGGTACTGCTTGGTCGTGCCGCGCATCGATGTGCCGACCGCGATGCTCGATCCGTTATCGAACTCCAGCATGTGCATGGACTCGACCACCGTCTCGCGCGCCTGCCGCAGGCCTCCGGGTAAGTGGTCGTAGGCGAAGCGCACCTTGTCCCGGAATATCTCCTTCGCCTTGTCGTCGCTGTCGGCGATAATCCCGGCCTGGATGTTCGGGCAGAACAAGCACGCATCCAGCATGAACAGCACGATCAGCGTGGTGAAGCCCAACTGCCGCGCCTTCAGGATGATGTTGAGGTACCACATCTCCTGGAGGAAGTTCTCCTGCGTCCAGTTCGGCGTGAACCGGACCGCATTGCCATCTTTGTTCTTGATCCAGTACAACTTGCGGAGACGGTCCTCCGGGTCAGCGAGAAGCCGGACGGCTTCGGCCAGGCGTTTCTTCCGGAACTCTTGTACCTGTGCCATCGATCAGCCTCAAACGTGCGCGAGCGGACCGCGGCAGGACCACGCGCGGCTGTTTCTCGATCAGGGACAGGACTTCCTCCCACGGGTTGCTCTTGTCGGTCATCTTCATGACGACCGCCGCCAAGCGTGGTGCGTAATACGGTCCGGCTTTCTCGGCGGCCACCAGCCGTTGCTCTGCTGTGAACTTCATTCCGAGAACCTTTTCCCCGCGCCCCTGGGCTACCGCCAGCATGATCTCGTGGGGCAGCAAGCCGGTTTCCTTCGCCTTGGCGATCGCCGCAAGACTGCGCTTGTTGGTCGAGCCTTTCTTACGACCCGATCCTGGACGTGGTCCTCCTCTTGGCATTTTGGTTTCTTTCGATTGTTAACCAAACAGGTCCGGCACAATTCGCTGTTGGTTGGCGCCGGGGAGTAGAGCTTCTATTGCCGTCCATTCGACATCGAACCACTCGTAACGCAACGCGCAATGCTTAAGCGCCTCATGAAGCTCTCCCTCCAGTTCGCGTGCGCGCTCCCGAGATGAGACAGGAATTGTCAGCCTCACGACCAAAGGGCGTGGATTCCCCATCGTCAAACAAGCAAGCCGAGATTCCACGTTTGAGGCGTAACCGATCTTGCACGGCTTGGCGCTGTCTTTTTCTGATATGACGTACACGCACACGCCAAGTCTGCGCAACCACATCTTCGTGCCACTACCGGCCTTGCGCCCTGCTCCTGGGCGTCGGCCCCCCCTCTTGGTCATCAGTGCCGCGAAGGCAAGAGCAGTGGCGCCTCGCCGTCAAGTTCGCTGTTGCGCGCACCGCAGAACGGACACTTCATCCGCCGGTAATCGGTGCCGAGCAGCCGCGCAGCGATCCAGCGTTGCGCGCAGCGCAGGCACTCCACGGATTCTTCGAGCCAGGGCAGCGTTTGGTCGCGTACCTCGGTGGGCCCGCGCTCGGTAATCGGCATGTTTACCGGAAGCGGTCTCTGCGCTGCCGGTCCCGCTCGGTTTGGGTTTGATCCCGGGATTGATCACCACCCTCGTTTCGACGGGTCCGCCCATCTCTACCGTCATCCCCGTCTTCGCACTCTGGCCCGGGCTGCTTCTCATCCGGTATGGGAGTGGGCTTCCAGGTGGGTTTCGTCTCCTTGCGGTCCCTGCGCAGATACCAGACGATACCCACGACCAGGACGACGAGCACGATCAATCCAATGGCTGTTGAGTTCATGGCCTTACTCCTTTGACGTTCACTTCTGCATCGCGCGGATTGTGGAGTCCTTAGCTTGGCTGCCCGCGCTCGACCCGAAATAAAAGCTGATCACCATGCCCCAAGCAGTCGCAAGAGAACCAACCAACAATAGAAGTTCCGGGCTGTCCTTGGTCACGAATTGCCCGGTCATCATCCCGATGAGGATGCCGAAAAACCCTGTCGTAACCAAAGCCGCGAGCATTGCAGGAATCCTGCTTTTAGTTTCCACCTGCATCTTGCGGGCACTGTCTCTGTCTCCGGCGGCAATCCTGTCAAGATCGACATCCAACGTCCGCATGTCCTTCACGAACTGCTGTTCCGCCAGCTTCACCTTCAGCATGTCCTCGGGTGTGGCGCCAGCCAGTGCCGCCTGAATCTTTTCCTGCGTGGGCTCAGAGACGCCCAGGGCATTGCCGATCGCAGCGACGGCCATCCCGGCCAAGGGGCCACCAAACGCCGTTGCCAGGCCGGGAGCTACGGTCTTGAGTACGCCCTTCCAGTCGAAGTCCATCTCAATACCTCGTTGGTTCAGCGGCGCGCAGGATGTCGAGGATCTTCACTTGCTCGCCAGAGACTGGATGGTCTTGAACCTAAAGTACCAGATCGCCGACGTGAGAATCACCGAGAGCCACGCCGCGAAAGTGGGGTTGATGAGCGGCGCGATCATCGGTAACCAGTCGCTCTGAATCCATTCGAGGAACTTGAGCGACCCACCCATCATCAGGACCACGGCACCGAGCCACATCGTGCCTGAGCGGTACGCATTCTTCATCTTCAACCCAAACTCGTTGAACACTTCCATGGCTGTCTCCTATCGTTGCAGTAACAGTTTGGCATTCACTTACGGACGGCAGTGACCCTTGCCGTCAGGACGTAGGTCGAAGCGATCGAGGAAGTGCAGGCAAATGAATCTCGCCGCCTCTTGCCGTAATGGCGCATCGTTCCGGTGCCACTTGAAATCGCTCACCGTGCTCGTGAGCGGCAGATGCGTAATCCCCAGAAACATCGCGTGCCCAATTAGGATGTTGCACACGACGATATCGAGGACGATGAAGGACACGATCACGAGCGGAGCGCCGAGCACCTTTGCCGGTAGTGTCAGCGTTCCAAGTTCTCGATCGCGAATCAGTTGCATCGAGCCCAAATATACGATCCAAGTTGCGAGCACGCCCACCCAAAGCGAGACGAGATATAACGGCACAATCCACCACGGCCAGCCGAACGCCCACACGACGGTACTCGCCTCGGCGAAGATGATCGCAATAGTCCACAGCGCGGATCGAATCATGGAGATCTCCTTTTTTATGCGACGTTCGGCACCAGTGCCGCCGCCATGCCGAGATAACGCTCGCGCTCGGCGAATCCGTTCAGCCCACCATTCCAGGCGAGCGTGATGCCCTCGAGGTCGTCGCGATCTGCGAATTCGCCCAAGTCGCACCCGATCGGCACGCCGTAGGCGATCGCGCGCTTGGAAAGATTCAACCCGGCGCCGGTCTTCCAGAAATAGCCGCCGGCGCGACAGGACAATTCGGTGCTCGGCGGGTCGATCAAGCTCGGCTCATCCACCAACCGCTCGTCGCCGTAGAGCGCGAGTGATGCCAGCCGCGTGTTCTTGCGCCCGGTGATGTGGGGGATGCCCCAGCCGCGAAAGCGCGGCCCATCGCCCTCGACCGTGTTTCCCAGGTCCTCCCGACCCTCGTAGGCTTCGCCGCTCGCGATCTCACGCATCCAGCGCAGTTCGCCGGTCTCGTGCGCGATCTGCGCGAGGAAGTGCCGTGTCCGGCGCGGCGTGTTGATGCCAAACTCCTCCATCGCGGCATTCAGCGGGCCGAGGAATTCCATGACGAGCGACGGTCCGGCGTGCCGCATCAGGCTGTTCAGTTGAGGAAAGGTGAGGGTCATTTGGCCTCCCGCTTATCGACTTCCGTTGATCTCTTTTTGCTGGCGATAGACCTTGCGCATCCCAGCGGCGTTCGCGCACGTGATCGCATTGACAACCGTCCCCGAGAATGTGTCGGTCCCTTCGTCGTAGGCGTAGCGCAGATACCAGAGCAGCCCGGTTACTACGACGAACGGCCAAACCGTTGAGCCTGTCCAGATCGCGCCCTCTTTCATCGCAGCAAGCGTGTAGCCGAACGTGCTGAGCGAGCAGACCATCATCACTTCCTTGCTCGCGAACCACGGCACCTCGCGGCGAGGCTCGCCGTCCTTACGCACTAGGCCGTCATCGACGCGCGGGAGGCTGAAGCAACCGGAGAGCGCGAGACAGGCCGCGAAGACGAGTCCCTTCACCGCCGTTCACCGAAGTCGTTAGGCCCTCGCACACCGTCATTGACGTATAACCGCACCGGGACGATCCTGATCGAGTGAAAGTTGCGCTCCTCGCAGTATGCGATGCGCCTCTCCAGCCCCACGATCTGAGCCTTGAGCGTCCCGAACGTCGATTGCAGATTGAGGGCGTCCTGACGTGACAAGATCGTGCAACCGCCAGAGTGCAGGCAAAACTCGTGCGCCCGCTTTATCTCCTCCTGCGCTTTGTCGAAGTTCGCCGATATGCCGAAGCGCAACGGCTCCTCGATCGCCGATGGCTCCTCGCCACGAGCGCAGCCGGTGACAATGAAACCGATCACCATGGCAATGAGCATCGCGGCGATGTAGCGCCCGCGTCCGGGTTTAGGCTTCGTCCGTTTCTTTCCCATGTTTATTTTTCCTCCTCCGATCAGGACACCGCAACGAAGAAGACCATCCAACTACCTACCGTCACGCTGATCGATAGCTTGCCCACTATCTTCCCGAGGGACACGCGCCGGTTGGCGAGCAATAAGGCGAGCGCGCCGCCAAGGAGCAGGGTGTCGAACGACGCGCCCCAATCCAGTGGGAACAGCCCAGGCAGGGCATACCCGAGACAGCCGGCGGCAAACGTCACGAAGGCACAAGCTACGCCGCGCTCGACGGTCTCCTTGTTCATTAGGTTGATCGAACCGAAGGCAACGCCGGCGGCGAGCAGCGCCAGCACGCCGTTGACCCACTCGAGCGCGGTCAGCGACACAAGATGGGCGATGACAGGATCAAGGCTTCGCACTTGAACCTCCAACCAGGCGCAGCACCCGTCGAAGAACGATGGGGGCCTGCTCAACGAGCACCGGCCAGAGCTTCGGGGCAAGCCCCGAGATCAACAGCGCGAGAAATGCCAACGCGCCGACCGGGATCTTGACGCTCTCCGTTGCCGCAGAGGTCACGGCAACGACGGCTTGGGCCCCGGCGCAGCCGAAGATGATCCACCCGACCGATCGACCGAGGGCGCTGAGATAGCTGCAGGGTTCCTGATAGGTCCGCGCGAGAAACGCGCCGGCGATCGCTGCGAGCACGACCGGCAGCGGAACACCGAGCAACTGCACGGCAATTTCCCCAGCCTGCGCGAACCATCCCGCCGCGCCAGCACTCGCGATGGCGCCGGCCGCATTTACGGCCTGATCGTTCGCTATCCCGTTCGCCATTGATGGTCCCTTCCGAGGGGTGAAGCGGTTGCGCCGGAAGGACTCGAACCTCCGACCTTCGGGATATGAACCCGACGAGCTGCCGACTGCTCTACGGCGCGAAAAAGGTTGAGGGGCCTAGCGGGCCCCATTCCAGACGCGGTGACGTGCTGCGTTGCCTCTCGGCGGAAAATAGCTGCCGGTTTTGCGTTCCGGCAAACGACGGCGTCGCCCTCCAGGTCTGGCGTGCTGGTGTAAGGGGATTGCCGTGTTCTGGAAATGAAAAAGCCCGCGCGGGGCGGGCCTTCGGGGAATAGTTCTGCGACTCTAGGGTTTTTATAATGAAACTGTAACGCGCCTTTGTCAAGTCAGTGCTTCCTGCACCGCGACGAGCCCCTGCCGCTCGTGAGCGCGTAGCGCGGCGAGGACGATCCGGAATCTCTCTTGCCAGAAGCGATAGACGTGCATGTGGTCGCAGCCCAGCGTGCGCGCCCGTCGGCGCGTTGACGCGGGCACAGAACCCGATCCCCAGCAGGCGATGCACACACTCAACTTCCCCGCCTTCACCGCTTCCGAGACTTCAACCAAGCGCTTGCCGCGGCAGCTCGAGCAGATTTGGCGCAATCCATACTCGCGCCGCGATTCCGTCGTCGGCCATCCAACCCACCGCTCTGGAAACGGGACAACCTCGAATCCCCTGCCCTGGCATTTCTGGCACTTGTCCAGGCGATGCCGCAACGCCTCGTACTTGAGGCCCACAAATCCGTGCCCCATGCAGCGCTTGCAGGGCGCGCCAAGATACTCCCAACAACATTGCGCCACGAATCTATCCAGACGCGCGGCGGCCGGAATGACGCGATGCGCTTCGATCTCCCACCCGCGATCGGCGAACACCGCGATGACGATATCCTTCACCGCGGCGGCGAGATCGGGCAGGTTTTCCTTGCCGCTTCTGGCGTGAATCAGGGCCGAGGCAATCGGCGTGGTGAAGGCAAGCGCCCGCAAGATATCGGCAGCCACGATCCGGTGCGACTCGTGCTTGAGCGAAACCCCGGGCCGCAGCGCGGCGCCGATCAGTTTGGCGACCCCCATCACGACACCCGCACCCGTTTGTTCTTCCAGAGCCAGACAAGGTACCGCTCGAGCGCGCACAGCCACGTCTGCTCGTAACCAGCTTGGCCTTGATGGGACCGCGTAAAAACTGCGTGACAAGCGGGGCACCCAGGAACAGCGAGGCAATCGTGGCTCTTGTTGCCGACACCGCGACCGTGCCGCTGCATGTCGGAGTGGCACGGCACGGACAGGTTATTCCCGCAGCCTTCCACGCCGAGCTGCAGCATGCACGGCGCCTCGTGCGCCACGTCGAGCAGCCGCCGGTCCCGGTGCATGCCGCGCTCGATCATCAGCCCTCCAGAATCGCTTCAACGGTGTCGTGGGTCTTGTCGTCAGTGAGGTGTGGCCAGAGATATCGGCGCGCGCGGGATCCGCGCATGAAGTCCACCACCTTGTCGTGCAGCACGCGGAAATCGGCATCGTCGATCTGATCGAAGCGAATCGACCGCGGAACGGCGATCACGTCCAGCTCCCGCAGCAGGAGCCTGCGTAAAATTCCCTGCACCGCTCGCGGAAGGCGTTCGATGATGTCGGCAAGATAGCCCGGCGCCGGCACGAAGTCGGCGTACCCCGCGCCCACATACAGCCAGCGGCGAAGATCATCCAGGTTGTCGTATCGCTCCTGGGCATCTAGGAGCGCATTCATCGTGGCGAAGTGGAAGCGGTGAAAATTCGGGTTGCGGGGGAAAAAAACCGAAAAGGTGAACAGCTCGCCAATCTCCAGCTCGTCGATCGCCTTACGGTACTTCGCGTAGGCCCGCTGGTCAGCCCGCGTGAAGCCGTCGAGTTTCCCATCGTCGCGCCGCGTGATGGTAAGGGTGCTCATCAGAACTTCACGACGTCGACGCCAAGAGCGCAAAGATCGGTACATTTGGCGACAATCCTGAGCGCCGTGGCCGCGCTGGCGCCGGCGAGCATCGCGCCCATCGCACATTCCTGTCCACCACCTATGGCGAGCTGGCGTCCGTAGCAGCGCGACATTCTCAAGGCTGAATCGAGCTTCCAACTCCGTCCGTAGTTGTCTATAACCAGCGCGATGACAATGGATTTCGCGTCTTTGTCAGGATATGCGCCGGGTTTCTCGCCGCCCCTCATCCATTTCAGCGTCGCTTCTGCGAATCCGCCATCACCGGCCACACCAACGAGCCAGATCCTCCCATCAGGACGCCTCACGCGATATACCTTGCGTACACGGTAACAATGACTCCCGCTCCACGCGGCGCGGTCGCCGGCTAGCGTCTTGCCATCCCAAGCGATTGTTGTCACGCGACGAGCGCCCCCGCAGGGGCGCCCTCCTTGCTCAGTACGCCGGCCCGGGCGCCGGTCTCGGTTTCCGTTTCTTGGTGCGCTTCTTTGCCATCAGTCTCACCCCCTTTCAGGATTTGAACATCTGCCAATAGAGGCGCGTCGTCGCTGATGCGACGCTGCGCCATTTCGATGTACTCCGGCTTGATCTCGATGAGCACGGCATCGCGCTGCAGCCGGTTCGCAACCAGCGCCACGGTGCCGGCGCCGCCGAAAGGGTCGAGCACGATCGGCGCTTTCGGTCGAGGCTGCATGCCCTTCGGTTTGTACGTGATCG